CAGCAGGTCTTGCCTCTGCTTTGCTTCATAAAACAAAGGGAAAAGTTTACTCAGCAGTTGACTCAGCAGTTAGCTCAGAAGTTGACTCAGAAGTTGACTCAGCAGTTTACTCAGCAGTTAGCTCAGAAGTTGACTCAGAAGTTTACTCAGCAGTTCGCTCAGAAGTTGACTCAGAAGTTTACTCAGCAGTTTACTCAGCAGTTGACTCAGCAGTTGACTCAGCAGTTTACTCAGCAGTTAGCTCAGCAGTTTACTCAGCAGTTGACTCAGCAGTTAGCTCAGCAGTTGACTCAGCAGTTGACTCAGCAGTTTACTCAGCAGTTCGCTCAGCAGTTAGCTCAGAAGTTGACTCAGAAGTTGACTCAGAAGTTTACTCAGCAGTTCGCTCAGCAGTTAGCTCAGCAGTTGAATCAGAAGTTCGCTCAGCAGTTAGCTCAGCAGTTGAATCAGAAGTTCGCTCAGCAGTTAGCTCAGCAGTTGAATCAGAAGTTCGCTCAGCAGTTAGCTCAGCAGTTGAATCAGATAAAGAAACTTTTAAATTTGATTATAAATCTGTGATCGACTTATCTTTTAAACTGAAACTAGGAAGTTTTGGCATTGAATGTTGCTATAAAACTTATAGAATGGTTCGCGGTGGCAACTTATGGTCTGCGTGGCCAGCCTATCTAACATTTTTTAAAGATAAAGCAAGCCTGTCAGATGATATATTAAAACGTTTAGATATTTTTGAAAAACTATCAACACACGGTTCATATTATTGGTGTCACGAAGACTTTGTTATAGTATCTGATCGACCTGAGTTTATTAAATTAGATGAACAAAAAAGACCGCACTCGCTAGACGGACCTTTTGTTCAATGGCGCGATGGGTCTGGACTATACGCAATTAATGGTCAGAAAGTACCTGCATATATATGCGAAACTGCAAAAGATAAATTTACAAAAGAAATGATTTTATCAGAAAGTAATGTAGATTATCGTAGGTTTATAATTGAAAAGATTGGTATTGAGAAAGCTATTGATATACTTGGCGCAAAAGTAGTAGACATATACGAGTCAAGAGTTGGCGGTCGTTATGAGTTGTTACACATAGATTATGATGGTCAAGGAAGTTCCAGACCATATTTGAAAATGTATAACCCATCACTAAGCGGCGTTGTGCACATAGAGGGTGTCGATCAAAGTTGCAAAACTGTTAAAGAAGCTATCATGTACAGATGGGGACTTAAAAAATTTATTGAACCAGAAGTGTTAACATAGGGGACTATATGGATAAATTGCTATACGTTCAAGGCGATTGTATTTTAAAAAGATGTGGTATTCATAACGTGTTTGTTAAAGAGTTTGAGTCAATACCAGAAGACGCAAAAATAATTCAAGGTAACTTACTACTTAAAGGTCAGACAAACTCACATGCTTTATATGGAGGTGAGTTTCAACTGTACGAATACGACAGTTTAATTTTTGTAGATGTAAAAAAAGAAACTACGCTAGATCATGTTAAAGACCATATAGCCGCAACGCCTGAACACGCAGAGCATCATACGCAAGTTATACCTATTGGGCAATATTTTGTTTGGCCTTTGCTTGAATACGACCATTTACTTGAGGAGTCGAGAAGGGTGATTGACTAATGAAAATAAAATTTAAAGACAGTTTTTGTCAGTATAACATAGGTGATATTACAGACGCTTTAATCTTAAAGTGTGGCAACGCTTGGGTGTTAGATTCAAATGACAGCATACAGTACGTTAGTCGTACTCAATACGACATCGTTCAAGAAGAGGTACAACCTAAGCAATCAATAGTTGTTAGTTTGCGTGACTTACTTGGGCAAGATGTAAAGAGTTTGGAGTTTAAGTAATGTCACAAGTGTTAATGATTGAACTAGCAATGGCTGGTATATTCTGGATAGCGATAATGTTTATTATACTATGGATGAGGTTATGAAAAAAATACAAAGGGTTGAGTTAATCAACCTTATACTTAAAGACGAAGACACTATCATAAATGATGATTACTCTCACTTATATAAACGTAAAGAGTTAGATAAGTGGAGCACTGATAAGTTATTAGATGAGTGTAAAGAGAGGGGTTTAGTTTATGAAGACGACGAAGCAGAGTGAGTCAGAGTTATCAAAACAAATCCAATTAGAAGCTTTAAAACATAAGTGTATATTGTATCGTAACAATCAAGGCGGTTTTAAAGATAAAACAGGAAGGTTTGTTTTCTTTGGATTAGGAAACACATCTAAAAAATTATCCGACAAATGGAAGACATCAGACTTAATAGGCTATACCGTTGTAGAAATTACACCTGATATGGTAGGTAAAAAGGTCGCTGTCTTTACTGCAATAGAAGTGAAAAGAAAAGGTGCAACTAAAGACGCACGCTATAAAGCTCAGGAAAATTTTACAAACCAAGTTAGAAATAACGGCGGCATTGCATCAATTATTAATTCTCTTGAAACCTTAAAAGATTTGTTTAAAAGTTTTTGGACGCAAGGTTAAACAAACCTAAACATCATGGGGGATTGGTCTCTACCCATGATGGCGTATCTTATTGAGACCAAGTGTGGAGACCAATGTTTAAGTATACGCCTCTAACAGGCAAGAAACCTATATTAACAGACTGGACTAATCAAGCCAGCAACAACCCTGAGAAGTTAAGCGAGTGGAGTAAATCTACTAACGACTTTGGTATTGTTACAGGTGATGGGTTTATAGTAATAGACGTTGACGTTAAAGACTACAACGGTTTTGCTAACCTTGCAGCTAAAGGTTTAGAGTTAGTACCTACATTATCACAAGTCACATCAAGCGGTGGTGCTCATTATTTTTATAAAACATCTAAACAAATAAAAAATTCAACCAGTAAGATAGCTAAAGGTGTAGACGTTAGAGGTATCGGCGGTCAGGTAAAGATTTATAATTGGGACATCATTCATTTATACGAGACGATGACTGAGTTACCAGAGCACTTTGAAAAAATTATATTAGCGGAAGAATCAAGCAACAATAAGAATGGTGTTAAAGTTTTGTTTACTAATCCTGAACAAGAGTTTAATTCTATTCTGTCTACTATCGAAGACTTTGCAGAGGGTGAGCGCAACGCTGGACTATTCGTTAAAGCTTGTGAGATTAAAGCAAAGCTAGTTAACAACTCACAGCTAACAGAAGACTATGCGAAAAGTAAACTGACTGATGCTGCTCTAGCTATAGGGCTTAAACCTAGTGAGATTAAAGCTACTATCAACTCAGGGTTTAAGACTGATGAAATATATACATTACCTTTTAGACCTGTAGTTGTATCAGACATGACCAACCTCAGTGTAAAAAGTAGGTGGTTACCTAATAAACCTACGCTTGATGATTTAAAAAATAAAACTAAATTGCGTAAGCCTAGCATCTTTAAAGACTGGTCAAGTCGTGACATTACTTTACTTAATGCAGACGGTGGTACAGGTAAGACTACAATGTTATTGTTTGAAAGTGTACACGCTGCACTTGGTTTACCTATGTATGGATTCATACCGACTGGTAAATTCAAAACATTATTTGTTACAGGTGAGGATGATGCTGAGAAATTATATGCAATGCTTGGTATGATATGCGAAGCATTGAGTCTTAGCGAGCCACAGTTTGAGTCAGTGTTAGAAGCAATACGTATCAAAAAAGATATAGACTTAACACTCATACAAAAAGACAAGCAGGGATTTTTAATACCTAACTATGGTGCCCTCAATGAGATAGTAAAAGAGCTTGAGGACTTTAAACCTGACCGTATTATATTCGACCCGATTGCATCATTCTGGGGTAGCGAGGCTGCACTTAATGATATGAGTAAAGCTGTAGCAAAGTGGTGCGGATTACTTCGAGACAATTTAAATTGTGAAGTGGTACTTGTGAATCATATCGGTAAGGCCAGCTCGCAATCAAAAGACATTACTCAATTCGCAGGTCGAGGTGGCTCTGCATTACCATCACATGCACGTATTAATAAAGTGATGAGACGCATTGACGCTAATGAATATACAGAGTTAACAGGTAAAACTATAGGCGAGAACGAACAAGCTGTGTTACTAGTGTGTACAAAATATACGGACTACTCACCTATCCTAGATAAAACTTTATTATTTATAAGACGAGGCTTTACATTTGAGAAAATAGATATTACAAAATCGTTAAGTGAAACTAAAGTTGATAACAGAAGTGACGATGAGATATTGTATGAGTTTATATTACACAACGACATGAGCGGTATAGGTTGTACTAAAAAATATATTGAAAGTATGTTAAGCGGAAAGATAAGCAGAGCAAGAATATCAGATGGATTAACTAGACTTACGATGATAGGTCTTAACGGTAAAAAAATACATTTAGTTGATAGTGACGATTTAACAATAACAGACAAAGTCTATAAGACAGGAGAATAAAATGAAACTAACAATAGAGTTTAACTCAATAGAAGAACTAAAAGAAAAATTAAAAGATTTAGTAGGAGACCTTAGTACGGTCAGCAATGTAACTACAGAAGTGCAACCTGAGGTTACAACTACAGGGATTGTAGAGCACGACTTGACTAAGGTCTTACCTGCTAAACGTGGACGTAAACCAAAAGCTGTAGTAACTGAGGGAGTTACAACTACACCTGAGGTTACACAACCAGAGCAAGTAGTAGCATCAGAGCAACCGATAGCAGAGGAAGACCCTAAAGCTGTACACTTTAGAAATAACTTCTCACAAACTATATTCGTATTGTTACAACAAAACAAAATAGATCAAGAGTATATCAAAGCTAAAGTTACAGAGTACGGTATTAAAAACATTTTAGAATTAAAAGATAACGATGAGTTGATGAGAAAATTTTACGTGGCGTTAGTTAGCGAAGGTAGAATATGAGTCAGTTTTTAACTCTAAGATCAAGCCAGCTTGCTAGATTCATGGCTTGCTCAGGTTATATTAATCTACCTCAAGACACTTCTACGTCTGAGGCTGCTGAAGAGGGGACTGCATGGCATTGGGTTATTGAACAGATGCTATTAGGTAAACCAGTAGGTTTACATTCACTTGCACCCAACGGTATAACTGTAGATGAGGACATGATTCATTACGCAAGTAAAGTAATCGATGCTTTAAAAGGAATCAAAGTCTTCAATGAATACCCTATTAAGTACAACCCCAATCCTAACTATAATTGCGAGATAACAGGGACGTGTGATAGTTGGTGGCAAACAGATGATACATTATATGTTAATGATTTTAAGTATGGATTCTCTTTAGTTGAAGTTATGGATAACTGGCAGCTAATGAGTTATGCGTTTGGTGTGTTACTGTCACACCCTACACCTGATAAGTTTAACAAAGTGGTACTATCTATCATGCAACCTAGACCCCATCATGAAGATGGCTGGTATAGAAGTATTGAGATGAGTACCAATTCTTTGTACACTTATTACACCAGACTAGGCGAACGTGTTGCTGAATACTTTACAACAGGTGGAACCTTGTCAACTGGTAAGCATTGTAAATATTGCTCAGGTGTTGCGCAATCGTGTACTGCATTTAATAAAGCGTTTTGCAGTAGCGTTGATTTCACAGATCAACCAGTTCATATTGACAAGCTATCAAACGACGAGTTAGATTTTTATTTAAGAACAGCAGACAGAGCACAAGAGATTTTAAAAATTAAACGTGAGAGTATTGAACAGGTAATTAAAAGCAAATTAAATTTAGGTGAAGTAGTAGGTAATTGGCGAGCAGTAGAGACATACGGTCACAGAAAATGGTCACCAACTTTTAAAGTAGAAGACGTAGAATTATTAAGTGGTATTGATTTAACGGATAAAGTTGTTATTAGTCCTGCACAAGCAGAGCGTAAAGGTTTAGATAAAGAAGTAATAAAACTTTTCACAGTGACCGAGTCACGTGGAATTAAATTAGAGAACAAACAATTAAACAATAAAAAACTTAGTGAAGTTTTTGGAAAGTAAAGGAAGTAAATATGTTCGACACGCACAAATTAAATGAAGAGGGTTTCAAAGCAGTTAGCAATCTTAAAGCTAAAATGGCTAAAGCTGTAACGGAAGCATTAGAGTTAATGCCAGAAGGTAGAGAGAAAGCAGTATTCAAAACTAAAATTGAAGAAGCTATGTTTTTCGGTACTAAAGCTGTGGCAGGTAAAGAGGGTAACTTTTCTGAAATCGTAAAGTACGAGGTAATTTAACATGATAAGTAAAGCAAAAGTAATTAACATTATCGCAAGTGCAATAGCTGCAAAAGAAGGTAAGAAGCATCAAGCATCTATCGGAGATATTAGAGAAATAGTTTCAATCATTCTACATGATAACATGATATTAAATGCTCTAATGATAACTGACAAACAATTAAGTAATAACAGTATGTTGTTAACCATGATTGATTGCATTGAATTAGAAACTAAAAAAGTAAAACCAAAAGCGAAAGGAAAAAAATAATATGAGAACAGAATTGACAATCAGTGGTAGAATCATTTGGTCATTAAGTCCTAACAGTAATCCAATGGAGCGCATTACCTCTAAGAGTAAAGAGGGGCAGATCATTTATGATAAAGTAGGACAACCGCAAACTAAGACAGTATTTAGTTTAGCAATCCCTAAGAACTCACCGCAAATCGCAATGTTACAGCAAGCTCAAACCGCTGAGATGTACAAGCTATATCCAAGTGGTCAAGTACCTAAGACATTCGCATATAAAATGATCGATGGTGACGTTGACATCGATGATAAAGGTAAACCTTACTCATTACGTGAGGGGCATGCAGGTCATATGGTAGTATCCTTTAGTTCTATCTGGCCTGTTAAGTGGTATCAATATGACGGTGCTAACTTCAATGAGATTAATGCAGGTGTTAAAGTTGGTGACTACGTAGATGTAAACTTTACAATTACGGCGCACGGTCCAAGCCCTAAAGGTGGTGTTGCAGGTTTCTATATGGAACCTAAGGCTGTATTATTTACAGGTGTAGGTGACCCTATCGTTAAGAAAGCGGTAACTACATTCGACCCTAGTCGTGCATTTGGTGGTCAACAACCTCAAGCTGTACAACAAGCGGCACCTCAGCAATTCGCACCACAAGCTGCATTTGCTCAACCGCAACCTCAGGCTGTACAACCTGCTCAAGTACAACCGATGACTCAACCTCAAGGTTTTGCTCAACAACCGATGACTCAACCGCAACCTCATTACGCAGGATTGCCGCCACAGTTTAGAAAATAAAACATATATATAGAGGGTAGTAAAATACCCTCTATCATCATAGGACTGGTACACGATGGTACAACTGAGACCGCATCAAGTGGATGCTATTGCCGACATTTATTCAGAGTGGAAAAATTACAAAAACTTATTAATGGTTATGCCGACAGGACTTGGGAAGAGTCGAACGGTGGGTGCTATTATAAAAGATAAGTCAATAGACTCTGAACAACTACACTCTACATTGATAGTACACCGTAAAGAGTTAGTATTACAACTCTCATTAATGTTGTGTGACTTTAATATACAACACAATGTAATTGTTTCAACCTCAGATGCTAGACGTATTGTTGGTGAACACTTATCAAACCACAAGAAATCATTTTACAATCCTAAGTCTAAAGTTACAGTGGCAAGTGTTGATACACTCAGATCAAGACCCGAACGATTCAAAAGAATATTCGATTTGAGTCAACTCTTAATAATCGATGAAGCTCATCACGTGTTGAAAGATAACAAGTGGGGGCAAGTCGTATCATATTTTAATAATCCAAACTTAAAGATACTTGGAGTTACCGCAACACCTAAACGCCTAGATAGAAAAGGATTAGGTATTGAGAGTGATGGTATCTTTGAGAAATTAATAACAACTAAAACAGTTCAATGGGGTATAGATAATAAATACTTATCTAAGTATAAGTTGGTATTACCACAGAATACACCGATGCTTGCGTTAAAAGATAAAGCTGACTACACATCTGAAGAGTTAAATAAGTATGTTAACGAGAACGCAATCGTAGGTAAAACTGTAGAGAATTATATTAAGTTTGCAAACGGCATGCAGACTATAGTCTTTGCTGCTACACTTCAACATGGTGAACAGTTACTTGCGGAGTTTAAAGCTCATGGTATCAAAGCTGTATTTCTACATGGAGACACTAATCCGATTGAGAGATTCAACGGAGTTAAAGACTTTGCATCTAATACTATTCAAGTAATCATAAACGTAGATTTGTTTGATGAAGGATTTGATTGTCCTGCTGTACAAGGTAGACGCATCGTTGAGTGTGTAATTGGTACAAGACCCACCATGTCCTTATCGAAAGCTAGACAACAATGGGGTAGAGCACTTAGACCCGCTGATTATAAAGAATACGCTATCATCATCGATCAAGCTGGTAATGTTGACAGACATGGTCTACCAACCAAAGAGATCAAGTGGACATTAGATAGAATACAAAAGTCTAAAGCTAAAGAGCTTAACAATACTAAAGCGTGCTACTCTTGTGGAGCTGTGAACAATCGATTTGCAGTAACGTGTGAGTGGTGTGGTACTGAGATGGTAAACCCTGAGTCAAGTGGTAGCGGTAAACCTAGATCATTAAAGATGGTGGATGGTGACTTAGTATTAGTTGACCCAGATGAGTTAGATAAAATGTATAAGTCTACTCAGCTTGATTCGCCTCAGTTTATGTTTGATAAAGTAAATGCAGTTGCAGGTTACGCAGCAGCAATGAACGCATTTAAAAATCAAGAGAAGAAAATAGAAACACAAAAGTTATTAGCCGACACAATAGCTAAACTGTACGGTTATTATAAACTAGATGTTAAAGAGGACAGAGAGCTGCATAAGAAATTGTATATAGATTTTGGTGTGTCAATGTTCGACATGTTGACGTCTAACAACAAAGAGATGCTTGCGTTTATTGAGAATATTATGGAGTTCATTAATGAAAACTACACATGATAAATTTGTTATTCATGATTTAGAGACCTACCCTAACTGCTTTCTAGCTGGATTCATATTCCCAGATGGAAGACGTGCAACATTTCAAATCTCAGATAGAGTCAACGAGATCGAAGCTTTAATCCATACTTTGATATGGCTTAAAGATAACAATTATATCATGGTAGGATTCAACAGTCTTGGATTCGACTATCACATATTACATCGTCTATTGAATAGCCCTATGACATTCTCTGCTATGGTTGCAAGTCAGATGGCACAAGACATAATCAATAGTCAGAATGATGACAAGGTATATCCTATAAATTTTACAGATAGAATAATTCCTCAGCTTGATTTGTACTTAATGAATCACTTTGATAATGCAGCTAAACGTACTAGCTTAAAGAAGTTAGAATTTAACTTGCGCATGTCATCTATTGAAGACCTACCTTTTCCTATACGCACACTTACATATGATGAAATGGATATACTTAGATACTATTTAGATCACGACCTTGATGCTACACTTTTATTCTTCAACGTATGTAAAGAACAAATAGACTTACGGATTGAATTAAAAGCTCAAGGGTTAGTAACAGGTGATACGCTCAACATGTCAGATGTTAAACTAGGTGAGCAATTCTTTGTTACTCGCATGGGACGTGATGAGTTTTACATCAATGGTAAAAAGAAACAGAGCACGGTCAAGGTACTATCAATCAAAGATGTCATCTTACCATATATTAAATATAACCGTAGAGAGTTTAATATAATGCTTGAGGCTTTTAAATCTACTACATGGGTGGATGGTCAAGAGTTTAACTGGCCGTCTGTTACAGTTAACGGTGTTGAATATGTATACGGTCGTGGTGGTATTCACGCATCTAATGTGGCTAAAGAATACAAGTCAGACGACGAGGGTTTAATCATAGACCTTGACGTGACATCGATGTACCCATCAATAGCTATCGTTAACAATATTAAACCACAGCATTTGTCGGATAGATTTAACACTGAGTATTCAGCTTTAAAGAGCGAGCGTGTTAAACATGGAAAGAATACGGCGATTAATAAAGTATTAAAGTTAGGTCTCAATGGTGTGTTCGGTAACTCAGGTAATCCATACTCTATCTTTTTTGATAACAAATACTTAATGAGTACCACAGTAAACGGTCAGCTACTTATCACACTCTTAATAGATAAGCTTATTGATATACCTAACTTGGTGATGATACAGGCTAATACAGACGGTGTTACGTTTAAAGTACCATCGATGTATTTACCTTTGGTTGAGGCTATCAAAGCTGAATGGCAGACACTAACTAAGTTAGACCTTGAAGAAGCTAGATATTCTAGATTCATATGCAGAGACGTAAATAACTACATTGGTGTATATGACTCTGGTAAGGTAAAAGCCAAAGGTGCTTATTGGTTCCCTGAGTCGATCAAAGACTATGACGGTCAATGGAGTAAAAATTATTCAGCTATGATAATACCTAAGATCGCAAGAAAAGTATTGGTCGATAAAGCTGATGCACAGGATGAGCTATTTAAAGCTGTACTCAATGGTGACAAGTATGACTTTGCATTACTGCATACTAACAGTAGAGGTAGTGAGTTAGTAATAGGTGACACTCTATGTGGTAAAAATACCAGATACGCAGTTACAGTTAACGGATTAGAGGGTGTAATTAAATACCCACCTAAAGGTAAAGTCGGTGCATACAAACGTAAAAACGGAATAACCGATGCATTGTATGAGAGCGTATTAGCAGAGGTTGGTGACAACTGGGACACTAGAATACACACAGCTAATAAGTCTACCTATACCGACCGAAGCGTATCGCTAGTTGCAAATTCTAAAGTAACGCAATGTAATAATATTGATACACTTAATTTATTTGATATAGATTTTAATTGGTACTTAGAAGAAATAAATAAACTAACAAAGGTGTTTAAATGACAAAGATATTACATGCAGCTTTAAAAACCAAAGACGGTGAAATCATAACAGGTAAGTCACACGCTGATTGTTTTAAGAAAATAATCAAACTTGAAAAGGAACCGTCTGATAAAGTAGACGATCAAGGATTCTTAGACTCTAATAATAAATTCCTCAACCGTAAAGATGCATGGCTTGTTGCATATCTAGCTGGACAACTAAGAGTTAAACCTAGCATATTGTTGTCAGAGGATTTATGGTCTCGTACTTATGGCGGTAGATTAAATTACTCAGAGGATAGAGGTTATTATGAGTAGACGTAGACGTGGTATGATGTGGTATACCAACTTGACAGATCAATCTAGAGTCTTATTAAATAGTCAAGTGACACTTAATATTTGTAATCACATGTTAGATGGTAGAAGTCTTGGGTTGTCTAAGGCTTTGACCAGAGACGAGTTAGACATTGGTTATATATTGGTAGACCATATCGCTCGAATGAGCTATGAGGTTTTAAATTTACAACAACAATTAAAGAAAGGATGCGCAAATGAAAAAAGCAAAACCAGCTAAAAAAGCCGTTAAAAAAATTACTAAGAAGAAGTAATAAAAAAGCCCTCGAAAGAGGGCTTTAACGTATTTGGCTTTTGTTGTTAATTTTAATTACTTAGCTAAGATCAAATCGAACTGTAATGTACCAGATACACCACCAGTAACTACAGGCTTGATGTAAAGTGGATTAGGTCCGATAGTTTTAAAAGCATTGGCTGTGAACGATACACCTGAACCTTGCTCATCAGTTAACGCATAGTAGTTAACACCATCGTTAGACCCTTGAATAGTTGCAGATACACCAGTCCAAGTACCGCTAACAGATACAGACTTTTTAGTCCAGTTAGCTACTTTTACCGCTGACCCTGTGTCACCACCTTGCAAATCAGACCAAGTAATTTTTTGTACTTTGTCAGACCCGTAACCGTAAGGTGTTGTAATAACTGCAGTCTCAGTTGCTGAGAATGAAGTTAATCCGAATGTTGTGATTGCAATTAATACAATCGCTAAAAAAATGTTTTTCATAATAACCCCTTTCAAAAGGTAAAACTTATAAGTAGCCCTAGGATATTTAAATCAATTCAGGTTGTCAACACACACAGACAAAAGTCTAACCCACTATCTGTATTTGATTAAATCCTTTAGGTAGACATCTAACCTTGACCCCATCTTTAATATAGGTCAGCTCTTTAAGTGGGTGGTAATGTCCTAGTATAACTTCTGTGCAGTTGTAGCTTTTGGCTAGTTTAGCTGCTGCGTTTATAATGTCATCTGGTAGTGGTCTTTTACCTTTAATCCAGTCCATGTCATCAGCTATGTCCACCCAGATCAACTTCCAGAAATTGGCACCTGCTTCTTTATTCTCGTACTTAGTCCACTTAGCCACTCGCTTTGCGTCCCCTGTTAAGTGACCATGAGTGAATAAAGTCTTACCTATCACAAGCTCTTTATACCAACTAGGTAGCAAGTCGTGGTTACCTCTAATGTAATAGCATCCCCATTTAGCTTTTAATATAGCTTGATACGCTCTAAGCTTGGACACGTCTTTAACCTTACATGCACTTAGGTCAACTATGTCGCCATTTAAAATGACAGAGTCATCGTGTATTAGCTTGTCCAGTTTGACCTTAGCCTGAGAGTCGTCATTGTATTTAGAGCCTATATGAATGTCATTTATTACTGTTACGTTTCTCATCGTTATCCTTAATAAGGTTAGTATCTATTATATTAAGTGTCCTTTCCCATGACGAGACCTCTTGTTGACACTGTTTTTCATGCTTCTTACAAACCTTTATAATCCAAGGTTTAATATTTTTATAACTTGATGACGGTACAAGTATCATAGTAGGTCTCAATTCCCACCATGTCTTACCATTGTATTTTTTATCCTCATTAATAGTGAATGACTTACCACTTATCCAATGTACACAAAACCCCTCGGTCATGTTTATCTCGGTACACATTGGTTCATCAGGTGGTAACCCTGCACAACTAGCTAGTAAGGCGAATGAACTTAGTAAAAGCAATTTTGAGATTATGTTCAGCACGCTTTTTCTCCTCTGCTGTACCGCTTATCTGAGCGATACGGTTAGCATAAGCAGCAGCCTCAAACTCTTTGGCTTGAGAGTTTACTCTCATATCTATATATAAAAAGAATATACCAGTCTCAGTCATCTCAGTAACCTTGGTAAGAATCCAAGTAACTATCAGAACGGCAAAAGGATTAACGACTGGTAAAGATAAGAAAGGGACTTTCTTTAGTAACTCTCTCATCACAGCATCCTTGCCAAGTGTGATGAAAGATCGCTTAACGCTGTCTACGTACTCATCCCTAGAAGACATTACTTAGCTAACTCAGCTTTAATAAACTCAATAGCTTTAAGTAACGCTTGTTTATCTAGGTCAGTACCCTTAACTAGATCAACCTCACCAGCTTCAACTTTAGCTGCAAATGCATCCAAAGCTGGGCCAACTAACAAAAGTGGCTTAACTTCAAGTTTGATAGCACCCTCTACTGCTGATACAGATGCAACTCCATTTTCAAAACTAAATTGTACTTTTTCCATTTTACTTTTCCTTTCTGTATTTAATCAATTTAAATACAATGTTGTAAATTAATTCAAGCATACTACCAGATTTAATTCTAGTAGTTTTTCCTAAATATGCTTCTACTACTAGGACTATTACAGGTATCAACCATTGTAACCAGTTTGGTAATTGTTCACACATTAATGCATCTCGTCTCTTGGTGGTGTATATGTAAGCTCAGGGTTACACATATCACAAGTTGTAGGTTCTAATATAATTCGACCATCCTCAGTGTAATCAAAGTCTTCTTGATCTATGTTGTCATAGTCGGTTGACTTGCAATTTTTACAAGGTTTGATCTCGTTGTCTTCCATTACTTCATTGCATCCACAAAGATTGCGTATAGGTCAACATAAGCTTTGTGTCTTACGATATTATTGCCGACCTTCATCTCTTTAAAGATTGGTCTTGATACATAACCAATACCTTCACCATCTCTGATGTTACCTGAGCCATCTACATTTGAATTAAATGCAGCGTTGCCAGTTTCATTAGGTGATTTTACTGCACAGATAAACTCGATATGTCCCTTTCCAGAAGCGTTGTATTCTACTGTTTGTAAGCAGCCAGATAAGGGTCCACCTAAGATATACTTCTTATCTACAGCAGCAGCCACACTTTGAGTTCCACCACCTTCAGGATATTTAAGTTTCTTTCTATCAACACCAAAGAACACACATAAATCATCAATCATTTGTTGTTGTCCGAATTGACAATAAGGCTGCCCTAGCTTTCCACCTTGAGCCTTGATAATTGCATCAATAACTGGATGCCTGTTCTTACCCTTTTCTCTAATACCGTTGTACTTAGCGTCGAATATCTCACGATACTTTTTAACGAACTGCTCTCTTGTAGGAATGATAGGGTCAAATGGATTAACAGGTTCAGACGGTACAGGGAATACAGGTGGTGTAGGTTTTTCTACTTTCGTAGGTTTTTCTACTTTCGTAGGTTTGAAAATATCTTTTATTGTTTGCCAAATGCTTTGTAAAAATTTCATGTTATACCTCTTTATTTACTTTCTAAGTCTTCTAATCTTTTTTCATGAGCTGCAGTTCTCTCAAGTAAAACTGCAACATTAATATTAAGTTGATCGATTGAGTCTTTCATCTTAGCGAAAATACTAACCCCATATACTGCACAAAATCCCATTACTCCGTAAAACAACCACTGAATGAACTGATCGTAAGGTATCATATTATTCCCATATCCTTAATTTTTTACATAATGACATCTCTGTCTTCTCACCTGTTTCCCTGTCTACTGTATCTAAACAATTCCTGACAGGTGTCCAAGTTGCGCATCCAGAGAATAAAAATAATAAAGGTAAGATAATAAGGTAATGCATTATTTACGCTCCTATTTTCATAATACTTATGTGTGAAGTGTCTGTACCGTTGAGTGCTCCACCTTGAATTGTTGAGTTCGCATTAGGTCTAATGTCTATATATTCATCTTTTTTAAGATATATTAAAATAGATAGAGTTGGAAAGCTTGTAGAACCTCCACTATCTTTCATATACCCTGCGTATTTATAAGCAGAACCATTTTTATAAACTGTTAAAAACGTACCGCTATTACCACCACAAGAAATTTCTCCACTTATCATATATATTCCAGAAGAGGGCGCAGTAAATCTCCAATTTGAACCAGTTGTTACGCAAGCTGGTGAGCAGGTATCAAACTCTTTAGTATTAAAATTAGCTGCCGATGCATTATTTACTGATACGTCTGCATTAGTGTAATAACTTACCGCCACCGTAGTTTGTTTTAATGTTTTCCAACCAGTACCATCAGACACCAATGACACAGAGTCGTTTTCTACTGTCATGGTAGTGAAGGATGCTCCGCTATCAATTAGTTGTGTACTTGGCATCGCCTGTACTGTAACCGTACTATTTATATCGCTTGTCTTTTTAACTCTAATAACTTTACCAGTTTGAGATACTGCGCTTGGTAAGTTCACAGTTACAGTTCCACTTGCTGCTATAAAGTCGTTAGATGTAGATAAGCTAGTTGTTGCTGTCGTGTTACTTACAGCTAAAGTCTCAGCAGTTGAGTAAGGTTGAAAAGATAAGTTATTATTGGCATCGGTAGCTATTACAGACCCAGAAGATGGTGTACCACCTAAGCGCATTGTTACAGTACCAGTTGACGCTATCGTAAGTCTCTCGTTGTCACCACCTGTAAATACTCTAAAGTTACCAGTTGAACCAACAGGGGCTATATTAATGTCACCAGATGTATTGTACAATGTAGTGCCCAAAGGTTTTAAGTAACCTACTGCAGTTGAGTGACCTGAGCCGTATGTACCAAGTCCTGCACTTGCTCCAAGAGCTGTCATTGCGATATTAGCATTGGCACTTGACCCTGCGTTTTGATTGTCCACCAAAATTCCAGTGTTGAAATTGGTTGAGTCCACGATGTGTAGTTTTCTACTAGGGCCACTTGTACCTATCCCTAAGTTTCCAGCAGCAAATCTTGCGTGTTCAGACGTGCCAACAAACCTTATTATCTCAGAGCCAGCCGTTGATGCTAAAGTGATACCACCAGATGCAGAGTTACCTATTGTAAGTCCATAAGGTAAATTAGTAGTCGTTGCTAAAAATCCAGACCCAGCGGCAAGTATACCTGCACTACTGTTACCAGCGACAGGGAAGAAAAGACCTGCACCAGCTCCATTACCAACATTAGGATTTGCTATAGTCGCACTTACTGAGCCGTTCATATCTTTGTAAACATGTAACAATGATGCTGTAGTTCCACTTGCACCGATAGTTACAAATCCACTGTTATCAATCGACAATGCTTTTGTACGAGTTGTTGAACCGTTATTAGTAATTCTAAAATCTAAGTTAGTACCTGAGTTTGCTCCACTCCATGTCTCAGATGCATATGCGTTTATAGCTGCACCGATATGAGTAGTGTTTGCAATGTCTTGCGTACCAACAAATTGATAAGTACCAAGTCTATCACCTGCTGTCATGGCTCCACTTGCTAATGCTAACACTTGCATAGAGCCGCCACCAGTTACACCAGCGGCACCAGTATTAGTAGATTGAATAACAGGTAAAGTATTGGAATGAACGTCAAATGTAGCAGTCGGTACACTTGTACCTATTCCTACATTGCCAGAGCTGTAATAAATATCCGAACCTGTTGTTGTCCATTGCGAGCTACCGCCACCACCGCCACTTGAGCCTACTTGCTCCTCTGCACCAGTAGCGTTTAATCTATAAAGGAATCCGTCTGACTTAGCGTAGAGTTTAGTAAACCCTGCACTTGGTGAGACTGGTGTAGCAATGTGAGTAAACGTCAATGCATCGCCGATTGTCTTATCGATAAACGTCTCAGTTCCGCTAACAGTTGCTAGAGTGCTAGATACACTCGGCAAGTTCCACGTCTTAGTTAAGTCGCTCGATAAAATCTTATCGGCTGTTATGTCTTTAGCGAGTGTTAAATCACCAAATAAAAGAAAAGAAATAAATAGCAAGGTTTTCATTATTGTCTCCTAGAAAGCTCTACCCATTTAGTAGATAACTTCATCAATGTTAATACCTGAGTTGAGGTTAACGCACAATTACCATTTAAGTCCATAATTGCCGATTGAGCAAACGTAATCACATCTACGTCATTACCACCTTGAAGTGCTAAAATGTAACCATCACTAACACCAGCTAGACCAACTTGCTCATTCTCAGATAAAGTTATTGCACCACCATCAGACACTAAAGTATAATGCGCTCTTTTAACTGAGGCATCTACAGTTAGTGTAGCCGCTATTGACATAGTGTCCGAACCTTCAAAGAACTCAGCAGGTGTTGCATTTTCTAAAGCTGTAATGCGGTTTTCATAATCCAAACTCTCAGCTTGCAATACGTCTATCTCAGCCTCAGCCGTGTCCATTCTTGATTCAAGTGCTGATATATCACCAGCGAATCCACCAACCGTAGTCTCAAGTGTATCGACTCTAGGCTCTAATAAGTCTAACCTAGCGTTAGCACTATCTGCACCATCTTGTGCATCTTGGATTAATTGCAATACTCCTTGCTCATCTAAGATAGTGAGTATTGCTTTCATATTAAGCTGTAAACCCTCACTGTCCATGATAGGCATACCATGAGCCATAGGAAACTCAGGCATCTCAAGGTTGACTGTCTCTTCTACATGTGAGTAATGGTCAGCAAATTTAAGTGACCTTTGAGATTTGTCAGTCTGTCTCGTCATTTGATTAACGATAAAGTCTAATGCGTTTTCAATCGATCTAAGTTTAAAGTCTTGTTGTTCTCTAAACTGAGTCGGTTGAGTAGGTGCATCGTCTGCTAATTTAATATATATGCGTTTACCAGCGGCCAAGTTATCTGCGAAAATAACACTACCACCACCTAGCACACTATCATATTCAACTTCTTGAATGTTAAGACCTACGTCTCCACGCTCAATCCAGTCAATCGTAGTAGGGTCGCTAGATACATCTAGACAAACAACTACTATCTGCTTAGGGTCTGTGATTTTAAAGTCAAATGAATACTCTGCTGAGTCGTCATTCCCTAAATAACTTGTCCATGTTCTGAAATCTGTAATCATGATTTAATCCTCTTTTTACTTAGTCACAAAGTCAATATCTGTATCTAAATAGTCACCCATTAAGAGTGCATATTCTTCGCCTCGTTCGCTTCCCATCTCTACTATACGCTTATTTAAATAATTTAATAGGTTGTTTCTTACTTCACCGTAAGTAATATTTTTAATTTTCTTAGCTTCCTCAAGTGTACGTACACCCATTGTCGCCATTGTATTTGCATACAAGTCGTCATACTTAGACTTAGGTATAGTTTTATTGTCTGACCCTTTAAAGATCATACGACCGACTTCAGACCCTAAAACGTGCATTGCGTAAAGTGTATGTACATTTACTGGTAAATCGTCTCGTCTAAGTCCGTCTACGTTTTCAGCAAACTCACGCCAAATAAATTTATTTTGAAGCTCATTGTAAGCCTTTATTGCAACGATGTCGTTTGGTGGTGGTAACTCTTTAAGTCTCTTAAAGTCATCCAATGGATAAGCTTTATCAAACAAATCAGCCGTACCATCTAATACCTGATAATAACCTTTAGCTGACGATCGTCTATTTCTAGCTAATGGATTATTAGTTGACTCTGCATATCTAATGATAGATGCAATATTAACTAAGTCATCATGCATGTCAGAGTTAATCTCTATCATACCTGTATCTCTAATTAGGTAATCTCTACCACCATGAGGGTTATCAAAGTCACCTTGTTCAGGTTCAATTTGTGGAGGTTCACCCTCTTTTTCAGCCTCTTGGTCAATAGCTTTTTCTAACTCTTGAGCTTTAATAGTTTGCTCCTCAGTTAGATTAGCTGAGGTTGCAACGTCTTTAAGACCTTGGTCGTACTCGTCTATAGTCTTAGGTGCATCGTTAAACAAAACAAAACTCTCAAGTGCATCTACACCTTGCTCAGTCTTATTAGTTATATACTCACCTAACCAAAACATACCTACAACTTGTCTGACTGGTATGCCACTAGCTTGAGCTACGTTGACTATTCTGCGCAATTCGTTGTTATCAATCTTGTCGTTTTTTAAAACTCTACTTGCTATTGCCGCTGAGGATATAACTGCATCATTTAAAAATCCAAGTGCAACTACTGACTCAGATGATCTAGGTTTACCACCCTCTATTATAGTAGATGTTTGATAAACTAAATTAGACCCAAGTGGGATAGTTGTAATGGGGTCAAGTAAAGCACCTGTTAATACGTTAGTTCTGTCGTCTTCTTCTTTGAATAGATTACGGATAATACCGACATATATAGCAGGTAATATTGACATCATGGTTAAATCCATTGCTGCCTGACCTGCCACTTTAAGTCTGTCATTGAATGATTCAGCCTCAATCCATCCAGACTTAGCATCATTAGCCGCTGCTTTAAGCTCATTAAATCTAACTAACTGTTGAGACATGAACGTAGTAAATAATTTCATTACACCTTGAGAGCGTTGGAAATACGCCTTGTCAATACTCTCGTCACCTTGCAAGTGTAACGTCACTACCTCAGTTGCATAGTCGTATACATCTTGCTTGTTGTTAGGGTCTACATTAGGGATATAACCTTGCTCTGCTAATTTAACTGCTGCGAACCATGTAGCTAAATTAATTCGGTTATTCATGTAACTAAGAATACCGAAATTAGTAGCATCAAAGAATTTTCTTACATTACCTCTAGTGTCACCAGCAATACTATCGGTACTAATGATAGTAGATGGTACACCCATTTGTTTCATCAAGTCTCTAAATCTAGGTGACACTTGAGCTACAGCTTCAATTTGCGCTTGCATAGACTCAGGTTTAATAGTTAGGAATTGAGTCTTAGCTTCTAAGAATATTCTTAGTGCAGCTTTAAGTGGTTTACCTTTCATGTCTTTACTAATTGCATAGAAAGCACGAATGAAAGCCTCAGGTTGAATTAAAGCTGTAGTAACTTTAAATCCTAAATATCCTCTTACTGCTAAGTTTTGAAGTAACGATACGGCTTTATCTACCGTTCGATCTAATTGACCCATGCGCTCATGCTCGTCACTTAAACCTTGTACAAACTCTTTCATTGCTTGGTAATCACCTTCACCTAAAGTATTGTAAAAATGCTTTTGGTTAGTTTGATCTGCGAATATGCGATTAAGATTGCGGATTACTGCACGATAGCTGGTATCATATGCAATCTCTTTAAACGCTCTATTATAGACATCGATGTTAAGGTTTAGCTTTCTACCTACGTTTTGAAGACGAGACTCGTTATGTCCATTTTGTGACATGTTCTCAAACTTAAACGCCTGTCTACCAGTATTACCAACAAGATCAGATTGATTAACTCTCGCTATGTCATATTGATATTCAATAGGATAGTAACCACCTCTAATAATCGTACCGTCTTTTAGTTCAAACTGTTGAGCGTGTACTTTCTCAGGTATGTCTTCTCTTACAGCTTTCTTAGTTTTAACAACCTCATCCCATAAAGGAATAAAAGAGTCCCATATAGTTTGTACTAACTTCCAATCTTTAGCCGTTAAGTTGTCATCAAGGATTGATCTAATCTCTTGTTGTGATAGATTCATCGATCTAGCTAAAACCTCTAAGTTGCCTAAGTTGCCAGAGTTAAGAGCCATTACGATGATGTCTAACTTGTTAGGTTTTCTATCTCTAAAGTATTCATTATCTTTAAGTCTATCGTCTATGATCTCAGTAGTAGAAAGTTTTAAATAGTTATCACGACCATACTCATTAACTGCTCGCTCCATTAGTAGCTCTTTAGCGTTAATGACATTTAAGAAAAAGTCGTTAGCTCTTTGAACTGGCTTCCATATTAATCTAGTAAAGAATCCATTAACCTCATTACGGTCTAACTTATTCTTAATTACAGATTGAACTCTAGTTAATACCGCTGCAGTTAGACCTAACGATTGTCTTAATGTTGAGTCGCTATTCTCACTCGTTGGTCGCTTATCCCAGTTATTAGGGTTATATGTTTTTCTGTTAGCCAGTTGTGCAATACTTTGATTGATGCTATCAAACGACACCTTTTGATCGGCGTCATATTGCTCACCTTGAATCTTATCATTGGCTTTAATTGTCTCAAATATATTGATTGCAGTCTCAGCTAACGCAAGCGTTGTTTGAGCTGACAAGTCGTTGATAGATGCTTTAGGTGCATATCCATTAGCTACAGGTATGAAATAATTATCTTTAGTATTTAAAGTTTGAATTAAATCAATTACCTCTTGTGATGGTACATCGTAATCGCGACTGAAACTAAATATTTGCATGATGTGATCTAACGCATTTACAGCAATAGGCTCACCACGCATTAAGATGTTTCTATTCTCGATCGTGCTAAAAGTTCTTAATTTGTTTACTTTGCGTGTAAGCTCTTTATTAATTCTTACAACTTCTTTTTCGATCTGTAAGTTTAAGATCGATTGCTCAGATGCTTTGATTGAGTCTGTATATCTACCCTCTTGAAACGCTTTAATCGAATCAACTCTAAGCTTATCTGAGTTGTTGCGGAATTTAACAGGGTCTAAATTCCTTACATTAAGTGAGCGTGCAATTTTTACACCCTCGGCAGCTAAGTCATGAGTCGGTCTCATACCTCTTACAAGTTTGACAATCGCTTCTTTAGTATAAGTCCTAACACCTTTGATTGTGTTACCTTTGATGTCTTTAGCTTGAGTGAATAATTGTCTTATCTCTCTGCGTCTATGAGACTCAACATTATTAATCTCATTGATAATATCTTGCTCAGTGGCTCCAAGCTCATTAGCAGACTCCTCATACATAGCTTCTAAGTCTTGACCCTCTAATACCTCAGACACACTATCAAACTCTGAGTCTGCAATAATTAAAGCTGCAAATAACTCTCTAGGTGAGCCGTAACCAAGCATTGCGGCAGACTCATTGGCATCCATACCTTTGAGCAATCTAACACGCTTAGAGCCTGTAACAGTTCCTATAGGGTCATTGATCGATGTCGTAGTGGTTATAGCTTTACTTGGGTCAGTAAATACACCGAGTTTAAGTAAAGTAGAATTGTTTAAATATTCTTTTTTAGTCTTTGCATCTAATGTATTAGGGTCGATAGCGTATACTGATACACCGTTAGATGGGTCGTATGTAGGTAACTTTTTCTCTGCGTTACTGTATTCTCTAGTTGAGAATTTCTTATGAGTCTTATGATAGCGTATTGAGTTTATATGAAACGTCTTACCCTCTACCTCTAACATGCGCTTTACGTTGTAATCTAATGCTACAGCTTTGTTAGCTTTCTTTATAAACTCTACAACTGTACGAGTAGCAGCATCAGCTTTTAAACCTTTTAAAGCTTTATTTAACTTAGATGAAAACTTTGACGGCACTTCTAAGTTTTTAGTTTTAAATAACTTAGATGCTGCGTAAGTTGGTATGCTGTTAGGATTAGACCTATCAACTTGCGGAGCTTCTCTTAGGATTGATGGTAAAAGCTTTCTCTCAGCTTCCTTTAATCCTGTAATGTCCTCATCTAAATTATACGCAAGCTCAACGGCTTCTTGTAATCCTTTAGTGTATTGTTCGATTGTAGATAGGGTCGGACCATCTGGCTCACTTGACCAAGCGTTAATAAATGCAGGGTCAATGGCATTTAATTGTGCGATAACTGCAGGTGATACCGCATGATTATCTTGAATATCAATACCTAAGTTTTCTTGTACGTACTGTTTAGCCGCTTCGTTTTTCTCTACAATTTCAGATACGGCTTCTTTGTTTAAGTAAACATTATCCTCTTCTGTAGCTCTACGGAGTACAAAGTTAGTAGTCTCAGTTTCAAGTTTAGAATTTGTGATTGCATCGGTAATTTCATTTATTGCCTTACCTTGCATCATCATACGCTGCATTTTACGCACGTCTTCTTTATTTGCGTTTTCATTTTTAAGTAAGAACTTAACTTTGCCAGACTTATTCTTTACTTCGATTGAGCCTTTCTCACCAAGTGATCGACCAAATCTAAAAGTACCACCGACTACCTCTTTAGTAGTTATAGCTGTACCCTCAATAGTAGTAGATGCTACTGTACCTGCTACCGCTGCTTGACCAATTCTGTCAGACTGATCGAGTATAGCTGTCAATGTTACTGGTTTACCTTTAGCTGTTTCTTCTGCAGCTATTTGTGCAATCTCTTGTGTCGCTTCATTGGCACCATCGATACCTTTATCTATAATAAATCGACCAATAGCTATTAATCTATCTTTTACAATTTTATCCTTTAATACTGTCTGACCTACGTTTAAGGCTTTAGTTGCACCTTTAGCTATAAAGAAATCAAGTGAACCAACTGTTGCACCTAAGCCTAACGACAATGCTTTAAGGTCATCGTCACCTAATTGCAAGTCAGGGTCTTTTTTCATTTGTAAATAAAACGAACCAGACTGTTGTTTAAACGAGTCGTATGCTGTAGCACCTGATAAATAAGTAGTCGCTGCAGATAATCCAGTAGCAAGACCGAATCCTGCACCTGCTGCTAATGATACACCACCTGTAACTGGGGCTGTAACTGCACCTGCTGCAACTGCTGCGCCTGTAGCTGTAGCTGTAGTGGCTGCACCAACACCAATCGATGCAGGTACATTGGCCGCTGTATTTCTAAGGAATTGACCTACGGATATAGCTACTGACTCTGTACCATCCCATAGCGTCTCAGGGTTATCTTGCCCTTGCTCATCCTCGTCTTCAGATAAGTCTAGTAATCTAGTCATCTCTGCATCTGAAAAATTGGCTTTATCCATCATGAGCTTATAAGCAAGTTCACTTTTCTCTATCTCATTAGCCGAACCTATAGTTAATCCGTCTTTAGCAACTTTAAAAGTATTAGCAGCTTTATCCCAATATTGACGTGTATCTTTTAATGCTGATGCGATTGATACATCCTCATTAATTATATCATCTATCTTTTTGTTTTTAGGAACTGGTTGCAATACTGCTTTTTTCGAGTAGTCAGGGTTGATAGCTTGATTGATTGTTACACTTTTATATGTAAGATCGGGTGATACATCCTTAGCTAAATAAGTCTCAACTGCGTTTTTATTATCAGTCTTTGAAAGTGTTACGTTATTAGCTTCGATCTCTACAGGTGTATTTGTGTTCTCAACTTCTGGTTTCTCGATTAATTCCATTACTCATTCCCTTTTAGTTTTTTTGCCAACTCTCTACGTTTCCTTGCTCTCTCTTGTGGTGTCAACTGATTTAAGTCAGTGACAGGTTGAGGCGGTGGATTGCTAGTTGTTGGAACTGGTGCAGGTGTAACCTTTTGTGGTGCAGTAGGTTGTTGAGTAGGCTCATCTGACTTAAACCAATCAAAGAATGATTTTTTATTTTGTTCTGCTTCTTTAACGTACTTAGCTGTTAACTCTTTGGCTAATTCATAAGCACGTGGTGAGTTTGGAGGATATTCACCGATGACCTCTTCTAAGTCTTTAGCAACTCTCTCCTCATACTTATCGAAAAATACTTTATTTTTATCTGCTGAACTAGGCGACCCACCAAGGATTGATGACCACCCTGACGATTTAGGTGCCAACATATTAGCTTCATCTAAATACTTTTTAACTAAGTTTCTCACGTTAGTCTTGTGCTCAGACGGTATATTATTAATCGCTAGACCATTGTCTTGTGACCATCTATTTTTAATTTTAGTTGTATCAGTTTGGTTAAGTGGTCCTGTAATCTCTTCAAGCTGAACCTCTGACATACCTTTAAGTCCGTTAGGTCTATTAAGATACGTTGTCGCAGTTCTAACCGCTTCAGGGTCAGAAAAGTCAGGCTTCTTAATTAAGTTATCTAATTTCTTTCTAGTCGCATAATCAGATGCTTCATATAGTTGAGACATCGTAGGATCTTGTCTCATTTGTTCAGGTGTGAACCAACGATTAGCAGGGTTATTTTGATTCTTTATGATGATGTTATAACCCTCATTGAATCTTTTTTGATTCATCTCTCTGTTAATTCTATCTCTATCGGCTTTAAGTGATGCAATAATATCACCTGTGCGCTTCTGTCTTTCAACGCCGAACTTTGACCCAATGTTGTTTAATTCTTTTTGTTGTTCTTCTGGGTCTTTCCGCATGATAGTTTCAGCCCACAGGTGATGATCTCTTTCATTATTAGCTTTAACTAATTGATTCTTGATCACGTCTCTGTCTTTATCAACGAGCTTATCATTGTATCGATTGAACAATGCAGTAGCTCTAGATATGTCCCCAACACCAACAAGTGATGATATAGACAATCTAACTGCTTCTGACTTTTGATTTTCAATATCTTTAGTAATTGAATCTGGATAAATGGGTTGACCAGTATTATCTACAGTAGCTAGACCCATTGCTTGAGCATAATCAAGAGTGTTTAAATCCATTCTTATTAATGCTTCGTCCATATCAAGTGCAGACGTAGGGTCATTAGGATTAAACAATGACGATGCTTGGATGAAATTCTTTTTAAGTGTATCGTTGTAATCTTTACCGACTCTAGTTCTATAAGCTACATTGGCCTGAGCGTATTTAACCTCGATACCTTTATTTAATACTGCGTCTTGTGCGTCTAACTCTTGACTTAGTAACGCTTTAGTTTCCTCATCGTAAGCGTCCGTCATTAGACGTTTCTTCAACGAGTCTTGTTTAGTTTTAATGTCACTATATTGTAATGTTAAATCACTACCAAGTGGTAACGCTGCAAACTCTGCAGTAATTTTATCGACCTCTTGGTTATAAACATTAGCTAAACCTTTGGCTCTATTCTTACGAGCTGCATCTAGTTGCTTTTGAGCTTCTATGTTTCTCTTCTCTTCATTTTTTAAATACGTCTCACCAAGTGAACTGATAGCTTTAATGTTGGCTACTTCAATGTTATATCCCTCGGCTGCACCTGTTGCTTCAGCTTGCGGTAAGTTAGATGCTGCATTATATACATCATTCTTTTGTACTTTAGGTAATTGAATAGCCATTTAAACCCCTATACTAAACCAGCTACCGCACTTAAATACCCTGCAGTAATGGCTTGTTTCGCTTGTTGTTCTGATATTTTGCGCTTTTGTTGCGCTCTAAGATATGAAAGTTTACTAGCAAATTGAGCGTTTGCAACTCTAGACTGCGCCTCGTTCATCATAGCAAGTTGATTGAGTTTACCTTGTAAAGTATTCTCTGCGATTACATCTTGTGCAGCTCCACCCTCTTGCTCGTTCATTACGAATTGTGCGCGTATCTTACCAGTGACCTCATCAACTTGCTCGTTGTATCTGAGTATCTTTGAATAATCTACACCCATTTGCTCACCAGCTTCATACATACCTAAGTCTGCATTTAATTGCATGATGTCAGCTTCATAGTCAGCTCGATTAACAATAGCCTCGGCTTGCATGTAACCTTGGAATAACTCTATACCAGCTCTGATGATTGCACCCTCAGCCGACTTAGGCGGTGACGATGACTTAGGTGCTGCATTTAGATTTGCTTCCTCAATCGGTTTGACTGTCTCTAACTCTTCTGTGGATTTCTTTTTCGGATAACCCTCGTCATCCGTAATGTAATATCCTAAATTAAAAGCCATTCTAACCTCCTGTCACGTCAAGTATAACTGACATAATCTCAATAGGTAAAGGGTCAACTTGCCTAAAGGCAATGCTACCGTTCTGAGACCATGTAGACATTAGTCTATATTCTTTTCTAACTGTACTAGGTTGCGCTGGTATGTTGATGTTTGACTGGTAATTCCACGTCTCAGCATCGTCCATATCAGTAACACCTTCATCTGGTAACTTACCACCAATAAAACCACCTCGACTATTGTCGTATTTTACTACAACTTTATTAACCAATTTAGGTTTTAACAGTGTCGTATTATTACCGTCTGTATCTATTTGTAATGTTTCTAAGTCAGATAAGTAAGGACGACCAACTAAGATGAAACATGCGTAATCTTTTAAAGTAATCTCACCGTCTAACACTTGTAAGCTATCGGTGTTATTAGGATTGTTAGGTGAGCTTACTACTGAGTTATCCGCAACAACAGATACATACTCCTCTTCTAAATGATTAAGACCTGTAACTGTTTTAGTAGCTTTATAAAGTGCTACGCTACTGCCTCGCATTGACTCAGGTAAGGCGTGCTCTGCAGGTTGGAATATAGGAAAATTCAAATCATTAACTCTGATATATTTAAGTAAGCAAGACTCACCAGTCTCAAAGTTAAAACATTTAAAGTAATTATCTATCTCGGTACCTATATCAGTAGCTTCAATTACAAGCTCGCCATCCCAGTCTTCAACATTGTTGCGCTTTAACTCACCTGTGAATGTAGGTGCAACTTGTGGGTGGACTATAGTCGAGTGTGTAAAAGTTACAGTCTCAACCGTATTAAGTGCAAATGAGTTTTTAGGTCGTCGCTGTGACTCAACTTCTACATTATAAATACCGTCGTCTTCAATAGTATAAAGAACTAACTCACGACCATCTACTCTGTACGTGATAGCGTCTACATAATTAGCGTATGTTTCTTTTCTAAAGAATCCAAACACCTTGTTACGCTCATCATAAGTCATAGTTACAGCCGTACCATCGTCTAGGATAATCACGACTTTAGACGAGTCTCCACCTTTAAAAGTCCAGCTAACGATAGACTTATTGTAGAAAAAATGTGACGAGAGTGAAGCAATGTCTTGTGCTATAAACTCTTGCTGCTCATCTGAGAAACCAAGTCGTCTAATAGTATTAGAAGTATTATCTATAAACAATACACCAAACGTAGTTACAAGTGGCTCGACACTAGAGTCTAATATCCAGTCACCTGCTTTTTTAATTCTAGGGTCAGCTTGTGATACGTACTGATTCACGCCAACGTATACACCTTTATCTGTAAATATGATTAATCCATTACTCTCAGCAATACCTTTAACTACGGTATCACCTGTACCAACTTGTAATAAAAATGAATTAAGCTCATCAGTTGGGAAGTTTCTAAGAAAGTTATTAGATGCCCCTACTCTACTAAATAATACTTTATCATTCAGCCAGTATACATTCCTTGCGCCGTATTTACCTATACCACTAGCTTTTAATGCATGAGCTTTAGACGGTGCAGTAGATATATAAAACTCAAACAAGTCTTGCGATATATAGCTTGGTTGATTTAAGTAATCAGCTTGAACATTAAACTCAGTATAAGACACATCGAATGATGAGCCGTTAGATGGTGTATCAGATGACAATAGTCCATCACCTACATAACCCCAAGCACCTGCTACTGTCGCACTACCATAAACACCACCTGCGTTTACTGGTCTTCTATAAATCCTAGCGTGCGTTACTTTACCTGTGTAATCAGCATTGAGAAAATAAATGTTATTAAACGTATACGCTAACGACGATATTGTCGAAGCTGTAGACGGTAACTTTGTATAAGCTGTATATTCTGCAGTATTTGTAGAACCTAGCGGTCTGTAGGTATTCATTGTTAATATCGGTGACTCTTCACCTTTATCAGTAACTAACGTAATACCGTATTGAACGGTAGCACCTGTAAAGGCGTTCCAGTTAGCTTTACTGTCATTGTAACCTGCAGTCGTTAAGTCGCCTATTGTATTAACTGTTTGTTGCACCCATACACCAGCAGTATATGTATACCATCCTCTATTAGCTGCAGTACCATCACTTAATACATAAACCGAGTGACCCTCATATGCACTAAGTGGGGTAAGTAGTGCTAAGTCAGCAGCAGTTGCGACCGTCTCAGTAACACCCTCAATGTCAGGTACATCAGCCTCAAGTGTTATCTCTTCTTGTGTAACCGTAACACCATTAAATTTATATCTTTTAATGGAGTTACTTAGGTCAACCACATATAACCACTTATCGTCGTCATTATGTTTGATTGTTTTAAATTTTAAATTAGGTATCGCATCAGTGTCATATCCCGTGATAATACCACCTGCGAAAAAAGTCTTAGTCGCTGATAGATTGGCATAGTCCATGTAGTCATCTAGATTTACAGCCTGAACTCTACCATTAGTACCATCGTAGTAAAATATAAGAACATAGTCTTCGCCATCAACAGGGCACACCTTAACTATTCCGTCATAGGCTTTTAAATAATATGTACCTGCATCATTGACGACTCTGCCATTTTTACCAGAGTGTACGTTTAAAGTTTTGGCTAAACCAATGCGCCACGCTTGTATATCTACATTGTCGTGCAAGGCAGGGTCTAGCTCGCCACCAGAGAATAACGATTTTTTAATTTCCATTATGACATCCTAGCTTTAACTAGGCTCGACATTTTCCACGATGGTTCGTGTATCTGAGTTTCTATCCCATCTTTTCGTTTAGCAGCAATGTGAGCCTCTACTATTTTACTTCTAAGTCCATTCTCAACTTGAGTAGACTTTTCACCAACTATTAAAGATATACAAGCAATCGCTAATTTAAACCCGATAAACTGTGCAGCCTCAGGTGTTAAAGTATCTAAAGGTATATTCTTAGATATGTATTCAACTTCACTGTCGTGCTTATTAGTCATGATGACTTTTATCACACTACCATTGTAGTTATACAATTCTGTTCTGTGGTGTATCTTTGTAGACTCGTCATCCATTACGTGACAATTATCGATGCGTCTGATTAGCGCAGCATCGTTTGGATATTTATATGCAAATTGCCATTTAGTGTTAGGTCTTTCAACTACTAGCTCAAGAGTCTTAGTCATAGACATTGAGTCTAAATCTAAGTCGGCTAGTGCTTGAGGATAAATGAAATCCCATTGTGTGCGAAGCGCATGAGCTTCTGTAGATGAATCAGTATCAGCGTTTGATACTCTTTTATTGATGAACAATGCCTGTAACGCTAAGTTAAAAATCTTAGTTTTATCAATCATTGCTCACCTCATTTTATTTTTTAGACATTAACTTTTCATTGAACGCTTCTGCAGGTATTTTAAGTGACGTACCTTTTGGTATTCTCTTACCTTTATATGCAGGTAATTCAACCAAAGTTACAACTTCGATCATACGTGCGTCTTTTTTAGTGGCAGGTTTTACCTCTGCCACTTCTTTAGCTTCTTTGAATAATTCGCTCATAAATATTAAATAGTGTTAATAGTTGGGAACGGATTAGGGAAGTAAGGATTTGCTACTACAGATTGTTTAGGTGCAATCCAAGCATCAACCGTTACTGATGTACCGCCGAAAGTGTAACGAATACCTACGTATTGCTTTGTTACGCTTGCTTCTGGTACGTCAACCACTACTGGCTTACCTTCTTCTAACACGATAGCAGCAGGGCTTAACGCCAATACTTCTAGGTTAGTAGTTAAACCTGCGTCATCAGCTTGAACAACTGCAATTTGCATTGAGTTAGTTCCAACTACAGCAGATTTAGGAATTACAAACCCACATAATTGCTGAGAAGCAACGTCTGGTGAGTATGCATAGTCCAACATTTTAACAGCATTAGCAGATAATTCCGTAGCATTATCTACAACCTGATCTCTTGATACCATCGTCTCTAAATCTAAATGAGCTAAATGATGTTTCATATTATTCTCCTCTAAAGAAAAGTGTCAATTAAGACACTTTCCCTTCTGTGATTGAAATTGCGTCACAAGTGCGGATTGGCATTTCACCAAACGCTAACACTTCTTCACCGTGGTAGTTCATGTAAGTCAAACCGCCACCGCCTTTTACTTCATTTCTAGCTTGTTTACGTAAAATAGATTTGATTACTTTATTTACGTAGATACAAGTACCTTTTTGAACTCTGATAGATTCTTGTAAATCGATCAATAAATCAATAAGGTCTGCTGCTCCACCAGTTTTAAGAGCATCAACACGGATATTTGCGATACGACCACCGAAACGGTAATCTGCAGCAACTAAACCATGACGTTGTTTTAAAGTTTCTTCATAACCGTAGAAGTCACCGCTAACACCAGAACGATTTACACCGCTGATTTTAACGCGCTCGCCACCGTTACGTTTTAAAGTTTCGATACCAGCTTTAGTATTCTCAGGATATACTCCGAAGAACTGACCTTCACCCCAGTTAACAGCAAAGATAGACGTGTAACCGTTATCGTCTGCACCAGAACCATCATCAGCATTTACGATTTGAGATTCAGTCTCACCCGTTAATGAATTATAGATAGTAGCTAATCCATCTGTACCTTCAGATTCACCTTCAGGTGTACCGTAGAATATTGTTCTACCGTATTCATTAGCCATACCAGTAGCGTGACCCAACATAACTTTCATTAAGTTGTAGTTAACACCTTGACCGATGATTGCTAAGTCTTCATCTAATTGTGCAGTCGTTTCAAATTTGTCAGCATTGTATGTACGTTTAACAAATTTAGCTACGTCTGGAATAACACCCTCATTGTACATACGACGAACTGGTGTCGGAACATAAGAAAGAATTACCTCTTCATGTTTGTCACCTTTATTCATTTGCATGTATGGAATATCTTTAACAATCTCATTTTGAGCTGCTAAGACATTGATGATCTTATTTACTTGAACATCCTTAGTTCCTACGATGTCTAACATCGTTTGTTTTGCATAACCTATTGCGCTCATTTAAAGCCCCCTTTTATTTTTTAACTCCGTAAATTTTATCCCAAATTGGTAGACCGTCATCCGCATCAGGTTTACCACCTTGTACTATTGTTCCATCTTGCCCGTACAATTTACTATACAAACCTTTTAGACCCAACATGAGTACAGGGTCTACGTGTTTGCCACTTGCTGTCAACTGTTTTTTAAGGTCAGGCATAAGGTCTAGTACCTTATTTGCTTCCATGAATGATTTTTCTAACTCTTTACCAAACTCAGGGTGCTCTTTAAGCATCTTAAAGTCTTTCTGCATTTGCAAATGTTGCTCACGTTTTGCTTCTTCTGCACTCTTAGACTTCTGAGATTCTGCACTGTCTTTCAAACCTTTAATGAAATTAGCAAAACCCTCAACCTGTTTCTCATTCAAGTCGTGAGCTTTAGCATAAGTTTCAATCAACTTGATGCTTTTCTCATCATGTCCCTCTTTATTAAACTTAAACTCAGACGGTTTATCTGCAGGGTCAGCGTGCTCTTTATAACCAGCGGCACTTTGATTGTCTGTGTCTTTATAACCTAGTGTCGCATCGGGAGGGGCGGCTGCTGGGTCTTGTACTGGTGGTGTAGCTGTCGCTGCAGGTGCAGAATTAGCAGGGTCTTGTACTTGATTAGCTGATTGATTGTTCTCGCTCATTTTGTTTTTCCTTTTCTATTTCTATTAAAAGTTTACCCGTCATCTCAGGGCTAGACTCCATTAACGATTTAAGCAAGATATTACCCACTCTGTGCATTGTTGCAACCTCAATCAACGCCATGTGATCGAGTCCTGCAGGTATGTGATCTAATGCCATTGTAGAATTGAGTAAGAATTTCATAAACGGCTTGCACTCAGTTTTACTTAGACAAAAGGCTATAGAGTTTTTTATCTCTAAAGTCCTCTGTCTTTCTCTCATCTCATCATTGAGCATAGTCACCTTTCGCAGCAGCCATATCATAGTTAGCTGATGCTTGATCTTTAGCTGCGGCTGCTTGTTGCGCTGCGGCTTGTAACTGCATTTCTCTTTGTGCGGCTGCTTGTTGCATCTCTCGTTGACTATCTACCGACTCTTGATCTCTATTAAGTCCTGCAGGTAAATAAAGTCTATCCTCATAAATATCTGCGTACTTGTCAAAATTAATTTTCTGCAATAGTTGAGGATTAACTTGAGCCGCTTGACTCATCACTTGAATAAATCTATCAACCTGTGGTAAGTCTGCAGCTCTTTGAACCTGAGCAAACACCGAAGTAATCTTAACTTGTAATGCTTTACCAGCTAATGCATCAGGAATAACAATAGACGGGTCAGTCCTTAATGTATAGTCAGTCACATACTCAAGCATCGGTACATTCAGCGAGTGGTCTAATGACTGTAATAGTGGCCCTGCGATTAATTGCTTCTCTTGCTCGATTACATCAACCTCTCTAGCCGTTCTAGTCTTAGGATTATTAACCATATATAACAAGTAATCCGCATAAAACAATCTATCAATCAACCGTCTCAAGTCATTACTATCCTGAGTTAACAGTTGATAACCTGTACTATTAGCTCTAGCTAATTGTAATTGTTGTTGCTGCTGTAATTGCTGCTGCTCATACACGCTCATAGGTAAATGAGAATTAGCTTGGTTAGACCTGTAAGACTTTTTAAGTCCTGCCATACCTTGTATTGCAGTCTCACTCATATAGTCTAAATTCGTATCTCTAACGATAGCTTTCTTGTTTAAAGACTTAATAAGTCCCAAAGCATCTAACATACAACCAGTCTGACCATAAGCAAAATTGTTAGCACTGATATTCTTAGGTGCAACAAACGGCTTACTCATTCTGTGTTGTATGCGTAAAAATCTACTATTCTCTTTGTCATCTTTTCTAACAGTCTTGTTAGACTCATAAGTGTTACTGTAATCACCTTTATAGTCCAACTCGTAAGTTAAACAAACCCAAGGTCTATTAACCCCTGCAGGTGCTTCATTAGAATTAAAAAACTCATTCTTTCCGCACCACTCAACTACTCCAATTTTCTCATGATACTTACCACTCTCGTAAAACTTCCTCACATCTTTACTAAAGATAGACCAGTCCCACTCTCCATTTACTTTTTTACCATAGCTATGCACAAGCTGTCTTACAGTTAATTGAAACTGTCTAACTAACACAACTGCATCACCTTTATAGTCATTCTCTAATAAATACGTACCAGCATCTAACGGTGTAAAATGTAGTCTATCCTCTAACTCATCAATGTATAATACCGCTGTGTTAACTGTAGATATGTCCTCATACACTACAGGTAAATGTCTGTAAGCATTACTAATACTAAGCTGTTTAAACACCTTACGAGTTAATAATTGTGTAAACTCTTTAACCTCTAAGTCTTTATTTAAATCCTCATCACCTGTCTCAAGTAATCCCCATTGTCTAGTAGATGAAGTATTACCCTCCATAAACCCAGATATAAATGCGCGTCTTGATAACAAATGGTGTGGGTCTACAATGTGGTTATTATTCCTAACACCTGTATGCTGACCAGATAAAAGCATCTCTACTTTATGCGGTGATGACCAATACAATAAGTCAATCCAATCAGGTTTAACGTAGTCAAACTCACGTCTCAAGTCACAAACATTACTCTCAATACTATCAACTTTATATTGCATCTATACCCCTATCTCAAATCCATTAAGTCCAGCTCCGAAAGTAGACTCTTTTATTTTATCCTCTGCATCTTTTACAATTTGAGCATTAGCCCTTTTTTGCATCTCTAACTGGTCACCGCTAAGTCCTGCTAAGTTAGTATTCTGATAAGCAGTCATAAAATCCGTACCTGAATACATCTTAACAAACTCATCTTGTAAAGCTTTAAAGTCCACCCCTGCAGCACTACCTTGACTAACAGGCTTATTACCCCCTGTTAACAAGTTAGTTGTCACAGCATTAGACTTAGCTATCTCATTTGCCTCAAATTGCTTATTGCGTCTGTTAAGCTCTTGCTGATACAACGCCGCTTGCTGGTCATAAAACGCACCATAATTAATAGGGTCTAATCCGTCATATATGCCAAGCCAACCTGCAGGTGTAGCCCCTTGTAAAAAGTCCCTAACTGTATCAAATAAATCCATAACCTACCCCCTAAACGTCATATTTTTATATGGGTCATACGTACCAGTGTCTCTGTCCTCGTCCTCATAGTCAACTCTAGGCTTATGTTGTGGTAACCTGTCGTGTATCTTACGACCAAACCTCAACACAAATCCATCCGCTAAGTCAGGTGACATCCCCACTCTCAACTTAATACCATCTTTAGGCTCTGCTTGCTTCTTTAATGTATGCTTATTGCGCAGTCCTTTAGTCCAGCTTAACTCTTTAACAATGTCATCACTTGCCACCACCTCATTACTAACAATAGTGACAGGTCCTTTAAGCCACTCATTAGCCTCGTAATACATCTGCGCTCTCAAATTCTGATACTGACTCGTATTGAAGTCAGGTGCATCAATAGCAGCCCCACCAAACGACACCAACTGCCAATGATACTTAGGTCCATTAGCCTGACTTAATGTATACACAGCCGTCCCCTCCGCCTGATCGATCAACACCGCATCTACTTTAAACTCTCTCTCATATTGAACTAATAAATTATATGTATAATAGTGAGTGTCACCATTGTCTTTGTTAAGTTTGTAACTCTCTAAAAGTCTAGACACATTACCTTGATGCACCCATATAGTAGTCCTATCTCCACCTGTCCACGCAGGGTCACAAGTTAAGATAATAGGAATAGGTGAAGTGACATCTATAACACCCTTCCTATTAATAGCTTTATTAGCGTTAGCCATTGAGATAATGCTGTCTGAACTAGACTTAGCTGGTAATCCCCTAACCTTAACTCTAAAGTCATCATGCTCCTCATCACCGTTACAGTCCTTTAACAAGTTATTAACAAAGTCAGTCGAGACATGTGGTAACTCTCTAGTATCAATCCTCTTAGTCCTCCACTTAGGGTCAGCCATACATCTCTCAAAGTAACTATTAGGGTCGCTTGAATTGGCAAACATTATCATTATCTTAATAGCATCAACGTCAGTAAACGCACCCTCAGCTTTTTTAATGATAACCGCTGGAATAGTTGCGGCCTCCTCAAAGGTATACAGCACCACACCCCCTGAGTTATGAAGACCAGCAATCGCATCAGGATTATCCTCACTCCATGTAAACTGATCTACTCTCCATGTTTCAGAATACGCAGGATTAACAGACTTAATGCTAGTACCCTGCTTCTCAAACATTAAAGAGAAATACCTAGCCATATTACACCACTTATCATACTCAGGCCATACGACTGTACGAAGCTGAGTCTCAGTATTAGCAGTTAACCTACCACGCACCCTATACAGATACATAAGCATGATAGTTAGCATGGCTCCTAACGATGTCTTAGCAGCTCCGTGACCACTAGATACAGCTAAATAATAAGCCAGATACCTTGTCTCAGGATTGCGTAAATGGTCAGACAGTCGTTTAAGCTCCTCAAGCTGCCAAGGATAAGGCATCTTATGCTCTAACGGTGTACCCTTCTCACCAAATGGAAAGATTACAAATATAAGCTTGTGTAAGTCATATCGGTATCTCTCGATTGCGTCTAAAAAGTCCTTGTCTATGTTGTTGTTTTGTTCCAAACAGGCACCTCTTTTACTTCAATTACCTCAGCATCTACAGGTATAGTATTATTTATAGGAGCATTTAGTGCTTTAGCCATTATAGCATCTACACTTTTCATTCTCTCCTCAGCACGCTTAATCAACACCTCAGACATATTCTCGCCAATATCATGCGTAACCTCGACTTTATCTTTAAACATAGATAGATGTTTACCAAGTAACTCAGTAGCACGCAACTTATCATGAAACTCAATGTCTATGATACGACCATTGACTGTAGGTAGACCATTTTCGTCATTCTCAGTTATCTCTTTATACTTTATTTTCTTTATCGCACGCGTAATAGAACGAGGTAAAGAGTGTATGTCCTTAATGGAACCATCAAAATTAAATAAATCTGCTGGGTCAATAACGGACAATTCGTTTACTCTCTCAAGTAATTCATTCGAGTCGAATCCTGTAGTCTTTGCCCACTTGGAAGTAATGGTTTTGATCGCATCCTGCACATCAGATTTGTTAATTATTCTACGAGCCTCAGTGATGTGAAGACCAGATGCCCTAGCTGCATCCGAAAGACTGTGATAGGTTAGGTAACTTTTAATAAACAATGGAATTTTAGGATTAAGAGCGTGCTCTAGTAACAATACTTCGTGCAGTATCTCATCCATTTTTTTATCATCAAACTCAGTATACTTT